GCCGTTATTGAATATGTGTTGCCAGTGTTTTTCTAGGAATTTTTTTCCTATTGCGTGTTTCGAGCTCTTTTTCGAAACAGGTTTATAATCGTGTTCCTCATCTTTTCCGTGGGCAAGTTTTTTGGCTGCGTATCGGGCGCAGTATCCGGCTGAGTCGAATGTGACTGAGCCCAATTCTGAGATACCGTGCGGCCATAGATTCGACAGAGTTTCAGAAGTATAAGTTTTGTCTCCTCTTGTGTTAGAGTATTTATATATGAGGTCTGCTGGTCGCCAGTTAAATATAAGAGCGTGCCAATGTGGGCGCTTAGTTTTCTCTCCGTATTCTCCTGTGACGAAGATTGAAATTTGTAACGATTCGTGGATGTGTGATCTGGTTTCATGTGATAGTTCTCTCCATAGTTTTCTTTGTTCTTTTTGTGACGATTTAGGAAATAGGGTATTTAGTTTATCTTGGAATATTCGTGTGCGAAGGTTTTTGGCGAAGGTTTGGAAATCTGTATATACGAGTTTGCTGCTTACTGATTTCTCGTCATAGGTTAGCGTAATGAAAGAGTTGTTTTCGTGCATTTGGGATTCGTGAACGCATCTGATAGCCCATTGGCGTGCATATTCTAGTCTACATGATATGCATTTGCCGCAAGGAATTTGAAATGTTGCAAATTGTTTGTTATGATTTTTTGGAGACCAAGAAATGGTCTTACCGTCAGCATGGAAGCCGACGGTTCGGGGACTCGTACATCGCATTGTATGGGTCCTTTTTTATTATAAGCGAATGCCGCCGCGGAAGCGACGTGGATTTAAATTATTAACTCCGTGAGTTCCTGATGTTTTTTTGAAGTACTTTTTTGAGCTACTTTTGCTCATTGGTCGTCGTTTCATTTTTACTCCTTTTGAAAAGTCTTCGGTAAATTAAGATTAGCATCTGAATTATTTCGATTAAAGGCAAGACTTTTAAATCGTTTGGTTGTTTTTGTGACATGTTAGCTCCTTTTTACATACCTATCGGAAGGTCTGGTTTGAGGCTTAACAGTCAGTGGGCATAATTACAACAAGGAGTCGGAATTATGCCCACCTTGTTTTAGTTCAAAGCTTGTACTGCTTTGAGGATGTGTTGCGGTGTATCAAGTGACTTGATGATACCTGTCTCGTCGTTGTATTCGCCGAGGTAATAGAGATCGTAGTCGTCTGGATATTTATTAACGGTAGATTTGTCGTCTTTTACTAAAGTACGAAAATCTCGTTCGGCTTCGCCGTGAGTTTTTTTGTAGAATGGAGGCGTGAAGTATTCAGCCTTTGCGTCTCTGATTGAATAGACTTTGTGTAGCATGTTTGCTCCTTTTGGTTGTGATGGCATCGCTGCCATGTGTTTTACGGTTCCTCGAATATGAGATCGAGGCTGGTTTTGTAAAGTATAAATTTTAAATTTATTTATTTTGTTAAGATTTTGTGAAGATAAGGGCCCATGGCCGACTGGAAGTCGACCTAGGTTGCCCTGTTTGGTGTGAAGAAGGGGTCGTTAGGAATCCAGATTGTTTTTTATTTCGTCGTTTTTATTTTGTTTTGGGTTTTGTTTTATTTCGACGTTTGGTTTTTGTTGTTCTGGAATGAGACCTAACTTGATGGCCTCTTCTTTGTTGTTTGGGTCTGCTACGAATTGTAGCAGTTGTTTGGGGTCGTTCTGGAAAGATTTACGAACGTGTGCTGGAAGTGATTCGAATGCTGAGTTAGCGTCGATCACTGTTTGAAGTGCTGTTTGATAGTCTGGAAGACTTGTAAGGTCCATGTATTGACCTTGTGTTTTTTTAAGATGAGATAATTCGCCAGTAAGGCGATATTTTTTCATGATGTTGTTGACGTCGCATTGCTCCTTGAATTGTTGTGAGGTCATTGAGGGTTCTGTGTTGATGGTTTGAATTTTAATTTGTCCATTTTCGTGTTTAATGATTTTTTTCATGATTTTTTCCTTTTTTGTTATGGGTATCTAAATGATCTTTTTTGAGTATCATCGATAGCTTTTTTGTTTGCTGAAGACATTGATTTGTATGCGTCTGAGTCTTTGTAGCTAGCGCTGCCTTTAGCTGATTCTTTTACTTTTTTAAGATAGGGTCTGACGATATCGTATATATCGTTAATTGTTTCAGATTTTGGAATATCTTTTTTTAGTACTTGAGTTTCAGTGTTGGCTTTGCCTGTTTGGGCTCTAAGTAATCCTATTTCTGATTTCTGTTTTTCTGCTGCGAGTTGAAGTTGTTTAGTTTCTAAAGCAGATGAGATTCCTTTTTCCATAATGTTTTCCACTTGAGTTGAGGCGCCTGCTGGTGAAGCTGCGCCTGAGTTTGCGGATAATATTGGATTAAGGCCTGCTGCTTTTAGATCTGCAACTTGTCTTTGGTGTGCAGTTGAGGACATACGTTCTTGAAATGCCATTTGGTCGCGTGATAAGGCGACGTTTTGAGCATTTGCTGAATTTTGTCCTAATGCGGACATTCCGCCTGTTAATAGGGCTGTGCCCCATCCGTCTAGTGCTCCCATTGATGCTCCTGTTGCTGTTGAGGCACCGCCTGCTCCGGTTCCTGTTGCTGCTCCTGCTCCTGCTCCTCCTGCTCCTAAAGCGGCAGCGCCGGCGCCTATGGCAGCGCCGATGCCGGCTTGTTGAGTGGGAGTGATGCCTGTGAGTCTGTCGATGCCGTCGGCGACGCCAGATACTACAGGCATGAAGATGGCTTCTAATAAACCCATTAGAATTTACCCAATGTGCTTGGTACAGAGTAAGTAAGCATAGGTCGAGCGTGTTTTAATTGGAAATATAGATCTATAAGAAGATCTGGTTCTGAGGTTACTGCTATTGCTCTTTCGATAGGCGTATTTTGAGTGATGAATGCGGAGTTGAGTGAAGGGAGGGTTCCGAATTCTTCGGCTAAGTGCCATACATCTAACGAGGTAGCGTAAGTAGATCTGAATTCGCCACGGATTTCAGATGGTTTGTAACGGTATTCGGCATATCGTTCTTGATAACCGAAAGCGTCGTTGTCGGCTGAAGAGCCTTGGGCGTAGATTTCTTTGTTTAGTACTGCTTGTTCACCTAGTTCTTGAAGTTTTGGCCAGAAGTAGTCGAATCGTGTTTGGCGTGACCACATACGGTTAAGACCTTGTTGATAAGTGATGTCAGCGCGTGCACACATTAGTCCTATTACATAGCCGTGTTCGACGAATGAGTGAGTGAATCCGACTGAGTTTCCTGATTCTGAAGCGGTAGCGAATGCTGCAAGGGAAGCTTGTGGGTTTGAACCTTCGGTTGGGGTTGTTTGTGCGACTGGGTGTGAGTTAATGCGTGTTTGGCCACCACCAAGGTATTCTGGTCTCTGTAGACGGAAGTCAGGACTTGTAACATTGAAGTGTGCTTGAAGTATTTCGACATAGCGTGTTCCTCCGCGTGCGTCTAATTCGTACATAGATTGAATTGAAAACGCTTGTCTTAGTTGGTTGATTGTGGCTGCAGTTGCGTCTGATAAGTCTGCAAGTAAGCCTACTTCGCCGGATACTGGAGAGAATCGCATTACACCTGAGGATGCTACAGCGGTAGATAAGTCTACTGAAGAGCCTGAAGTGATTACTGTTCTTTTTGTTGAATCGTTGGAGTTGAACATTAATGTAGTTCCACCGTTGCCTATTACTGGTGCAGAGGTTCCTAAAGGAAGTTCTACTGCAGGGCCTTTTTGTGGCCAAGGTAAGCATGATGTGAAGTAGTCATGTCTTTTTCCGCGTTTTAGTAATGTGTATTCTGATGGAAGATCTGGTCCGTCATCTTTGTTGACTACAACTCTTGTTTGAAGGTTTTGGTCTCTAAACCATTCGTTCCAGATAAGATTGTATGCTCTAAAGGGGAGGGCGTTGATTTCTAATCCGGGAACTTGTGTTGGAATTCCCATTTTGTCGTAAATTGAATTTACTAATTCGCCTGTAGAGGCTGTTGTTGTAATTGTTGGTATTACGTAATCTGTTGTGTCGCCGGGGTTATCTTGTGCTCCGTTGAATTTTTCCCAGTTGTCCCATACTAATCGTGAAGGGACGAAGAAGAAGAAAAAGTCTATGTACATATTGTCCATTATGGGTACTTTTTGGGTAGCTAAACGTGCGAACATTGCTGTTCGTAGGTTCATTGTGTCGCCGGGGATAATTTCGTCTACGAAACACGGAGTAAGGTTATCGAAGTTGAATGTATCTTTTACTGTGTGAGATCGGTCAAACTGTGATCTTGCCATGTGTACGGCAGGTGTTTGAGCGAAGCTGTGTTGTGATAATCGTGATCCTAGCATAGTTATAGTCCTTTAAGTTTTTCTTGTAATTGTTTGAATTTCTGCTCGATTATTTTTTTTCGTGTAGTGTTACGGGATATTTGTAATCCCTTTAGAGCAGAGCGTTTTAAGTTGGTAATTTTTTCTTCTTTTGTGATTTTGTCTTCTTTTTTTTGGGCCTCCTCTATAATTTTGTTTTTAATAGTAGAAATATAATTTTTAAATATTTCTGGATGGGTTTTTTTTAACCATTTTTCGTAATATCTTGGAATGGAACATTTTGTTCCGTCTGGTAAAAGGCAGTGGCCGTTATTGAATATGTGTTGCCAGTGTTTTTCTAGGAATTTTTTTCCTATTGCGTGTTTCGAGCTCTTTTTCGAAACAGGTTTATAATCGTGTTCCTCATCTTTTCCGTGGGCAAGTTTT